TATTTAGGGCAGTTGCCAATTGCCGCCATGAAAGCGGCTGATGGCTTGTTTAAACCCGCTGATACGGGTGAGAAGCCTGCTATGCGCGCATCAGACTTGCCCATAATTGGAGGCCAGTTCCAACGCAAATACGGCGGGGCAGAGACCGATGTCGTATATGACCTAGCTAAACACGCTACTCAAGCCTCTGATACATACAAGGGTATGTTGAAACAAGGCCGCAGAGATGATGCCAAAGAGTATCTTGAGGAGCATCGCGGGGAAGTTTATGCGGCGGGTGCATCAAGAAGATTTGAGAAAGTCATGGGCGCATTGCGTATGCAAGAAGATATAGCGCGCAACAATAAAACCATGACACCTGATGAAAAACGTGCAAAGCTCGATGCCTTGGATGCGCTAAAGCAAAAAGAAACTACCGTGTTTATGCAAGCTATTAAGGACGCAGAGGCCCGCGGTAAAACAGCACCCCAATTAGCCCTGCCTTAATACCGACAGTGGCCTTGGCATCGAACAGCCTGTAATGCAAAGCAGATTGGAGACCGTTAGTTTTAACGGTCTCCACATCTAGGCAAGGGACAAAAAATCCCTGCCCTTTCTTAAGATGCTTCCACGGTAGGCGCATCCTCATCCTCTCTGCGTGATATTTTCATAACTGCCACACGCATTTGGGGGCCGTTGGTCTTGGCCATTAAGTCTTTCTTAGGCACATAGGATACCAAGTACTGGCGCTCCATCTGCTTCTTAAAGTCTGCGTAGCCAAAGCTCATGGACGAACAGAATGATCGGAGCAAGCGCTCTTCAATATAAAAGTCTTTGCATCCTGTGGTAACGCCATTCTCCACACGCCCCATCACGCTAGACTTGGTGGTCGATCTGTCGATTGCAGAACCGTCCCCCATATACGATGCGGCTTTCTCTCCAAAGTTGACAACGACAAACTTACCCCAAAACTCCCTGATGAAGCCGTTGAGCACATCCTCGGCTGTGCGCTTGTTGCCCTTGATGTTAGCGCGCATGTATTCAATACGCTTGTGCAATGCGTTGATAATCGCATCCATCGGAAACTCGGCAATACCTGCGTGCTTGGTGTTCATAATGATACCCGCCGCAATGATNGTCCCAATACCTGCCATCCANAAGCGCTCNTCNTTCGATGCCCTGAACTCCACGTACATATTGCGCACACATTCGGGTACTACCTTGGCCAAGTAGGCCGTATTGTCCACCATATATTGCACAAGCTCATGCCCTGCCACAGCGTAATTGTTAGCTAAAGACTTGAGTATCTCAATCTCTGAGGGCTCCCAAGTAAGCTCTTCGTCCATCACGAACTCAATTAAGCGCCGTAGCTCGCCTTCAGCCGAGTGCTTTCTCTCGCCCGTGAGCTTATCGACGATGTGCGTGTTTGATGACATGATTGCATTGGTCATCCATGTGGATAAGTTAATGCGCTCCTTGTTCGATCCTGACTCCATGCGCTCTTTGCCACGGCCTTCAGTCATGTCCAATAAAAACTCAGGGAACCACTCAAAATCATTTCTGTTCTTGGAGGTGATCTCATCTGTTATCAATGGGCAGTTGTTGAGCAGTCCAAGGCGCTGTTGCATGGCCACGGGAGAAGTTCCTTTACCAGTACGATAGTGCACAGGATGCCCCCAAATAGAAGCAGCGCCTTCAAGAGCGAGTGACTTACCTGTCCCTGACTCAGTGCTTCCGCAATGGTATGTGAGGCCATAGAAGCCAGTAAAACGCATAAGAGGAGCGCCTGCACCAGCAAGAATGACCGCAAGATGGTCGTACATTTTCTTTCGTATAAAGAGGTTAATAACTTCACGCCAGTTCTCCAGCGTGCCTGTGGGTTGTGTGTTGGCTACGATGTTCTCTAAGCCGGGCATGGGCACGGGTACGGGCTCCTTGTCCTTAGAATAGATCTTACCTGCAAACACAAAACTTTCATCAGCTTGCCAACCATAACTTGACGGAACTTCGATTGGTGTTTTTTCTGTACTCATTTTTTCCACGCACGCCCTTATATAAGCCGCTAAATTGTTATCGTTACCTGCACCAAAAGCGGCCACAATGTTCTGGCTCGCCAATGATTTGACTGTCTCGTCCTTGCTTACCACAGCCTTTTGCGGTAGTGTGATTGTCTGTGCGCCGTTAGTGCGCAAGGCAAGCATATGAACGGTGTGTTCTCCTGCGCTGTGCAGGATGTCTACGGGAAACAAGTCGTACGGCAGTATCATTACTTGTCTCACCATTTTGTTGCCGTGTGCATCTTCGTCTTCTTTTTCCATGAACACGCCACCTCTAACGCCATACGCGTAGCCTCTTGGGGTTTCGGGTCTCTGGACTTTGGTTGTCTCCTCTTTACCATTTGTTAACGCGGTGAGTTCGATTGTTTTCTCAGTGGTAGTCACCGCTGTGGATCGCCCCAAGATCAGGGGGTTGGTGATCTTGCCCCAGTGAATACAACTTGGACAGACCCCAGGGTTTTCACCATCTAACTTTGTGCATGGATACGGGCCTTTGATTTGGCTCAACTTCTCGTGCATCCTGTCATGTGAGTACGGGTGCATATCGCTCAACCAAACCGCCGCTTTTGCGCCATCATCACACTTCTGTGCAAGACTTAACAAACCCCGCCACAATGGCTCCATACCATCATCGCTTGCGTTGTTAACATAATGGTCGAGTTGATTACACCCACCACCCTGCGCAGTTAGTTTAATGATTTTGCCAAACTTAGTGATTGAGTTTTCAAAGAGTTTAACACTGGTCGCCCCCACAGGCGCAACACCGGGCAGTACCAACGTGGTGCTCGGCCTAGTCTTGGGCAGAGTCTCATAAGCCGTGCCCACTAGCTTCTTGGTTATCAGCGCCCTGAAGTCTTCAAAGTCAAAGAAGTCGCCCTCGTTCTTGAAGCGCACGTTAGTCACCTCTCGCACGCGCTTGTCTCCTTTGACGCCGTTGTTGAGCGTATCGGGCACACGCAATACACGAGACGCATCTCCCGTCACCGTTGGATCAATGGCTAGCTTGTGTTGAAAGCACAAGCGCTTGAAGCCTTGGGCTACGGGTTCCCACTCTGCTTTGGGCACAGCTTCTTTCAAAGGCCAGTAAGCATGCACGCCACCGCCCGATGCCACTAGCCAAGGGCTACCCATATCACTCAACCCGACCACATCACAGAAGTCTATGATGGCTTTAGCCGCCGCTTGCGCATTGGGGTAAGCCTTCTCTTTGATGATGCCCTGTTCATTGGGCAAGTCTTTTGGGTGGTTGCAGTCTACGTCAACAGCAATACACTTAACCATTTGCACATTGGTTTGAACACGTTTCTTCTCATCACCAAATGTGCCAAGGGCAAAGTAAATATCGTAGTTGCGGTTTTTCCATACGTCCAGTTTCTCTTGCGCTTCTTCTAGTGTGTCCACATAGAAGTGTTCTTTTTTCTTAGTGAGTTCTACCACGCAATAGCGTCCGTTACCCGGTGGCGGTAGAACCGCCGCCATAAAATCTAGCGGTTCCATTCATTTCCTTCGGGGTTTATTTAAAGAGGTCGAGTTGGCCGTCTTGTGGGTAGGCGCGCGCGTTCTGCACATCGGCTTGCATAAAGCGCTTGAGTAGTTCTTTTTGGTAGTCTATTGGCATACCTTCGGGGCGGTACACGTAAGTCTCACTGAACCGAATCAACTCATCATTCGTTAGGGTTCTAGGTCGTATTCCTTGCATATTCTTCTCCATGCTTCGTCAGCCGTTTTAGAGGTTGACATTATTTTTGTTAAAAATTCTACCCGATTCTGATAAGCGACAAACACATCCTTACCCTCGAACCAGTTGTAAACTGTTTGTCGAGTAACGCCAAGTGCGTATGCGATTTTCGTCACGGGAAAATCCAAATGAATAGCCCATCGACCAAGGGTACTACCCAAGGTCTTAGGCGACTTTGCTACCAAATCTACAATTTTGTCTGAGTACGGCATAATAATTTAAGTTAAGGGTGGGGATAGCGTGATCTTCCAGAATCAGAGGAAACGCAATCGTGGATATGTGAGCGAAAGGTTAACGAGGGGTAAAAATCAAAAAACACCCCGACCCACGCATTGCGACCGCTCTTGCTACCCCCTAAACTTATTTACTCATCGTCCCAATCGGACACGATGTCAGCGAGCTTACTTCTTTGCAGGTACTGCGCTTGGCTTGGCTGTTTCCTTGCGGACTTCAGGCTCTTCGTCAGCTTCAGCAGTGGGCTCAACACGGGGTTTCTTCGCGGCCTTGGGCACGGGTACTTCCTCGATGTCAGCTTCAACGACAAGCGGTGTGCCTGCAAGCGCTAGAGGTTTACTCTTCACGCCATCAGCTTGGGCAACAGTCATGTTGACCGCGGCTTCAGCTTCCTTGGTGTTGCCCTTGGCTTTGCCCAACTCATACTCAACCTGAGTCAACCAACGCATTGGGGAGAACAACAACTTGGGGCTCTCGGCCTTGGTGTCAAACTTCATGCGAGTGACGACCATCTCCACGTTGACAGGAGGTGAGGCCAATGCCAAGTGGCGCACATATGCTTGGAGCGCACGCTTGTCGCCGTCTTCTTTACCAAACACCGATGTAGCGGGCAGAGTTAACTGCAACACATCATCAGGATTATCGGCAAGCACTACAGCCAAGCGTTGCTGATAACGGCAAGCACGGCTATTACCCTGCCCCGATCCGGCTACGTTGTTCTTGCAAGTCATGCAAGACGCAGCTTGTTTTGCATTCGCTGTTGCGTCAGGTGTCTCACCATCGTTAGACCAGCAATCGGGGCCTGTGATATTTTCCGCATCGTAAGACTTGGCATAGAACACACGGCTCACCTTTGGGGCGGCTTTGATAATGATAACGTCAAGGTGGCGCTCATCAATAGAGGCCATTTCCTTGCCACCTGCGACTAAGCGAAAGACTCCACCCTTGATCGAGATGCGCTTCGTGGTATTACCCAAAGCACCGCCCAAGAGGGCGCGTGAAGTTTCGGATAGCTCGCCTGATTGTGCGAACGCGGGGGCTTGGGAGGGGTTGAAAAGAGCTACATTGCTCATGGTGTTTCCTTAGTTGGTGGGTTTAGTTACGCGTATCTCAAACTCTGACATAGAGTTCAAGCCCGGGGGAACGAGACCCGGGTTCTCATCAATGAACCTGGCCATGTTAGCCTGTGCGATGCGCTTCTCAAGCAAGTCCACGACTTCATGCTCAACGACAAAGCGTTTGAATGAGTCCCAGTCCTGTGTTGAGTAACGCGTCTTGGTCACAAGGCTTACTGTACCAAAGCTCGTCTTAACAGATGTCTGCCCGTTGGCTTTCATCTGATCCTTTAGTGCAAACTTGATCTGCTCTTGCTGTGCTTTGAGTTCTTCAAGTTGCGTATCATACGCTTGTGTAAGCGTATCCATGTGTTCCTTTATCTTGCGATAAATTTTAGTTAGTTTGTCGAAAGGCACTTCGCTTAAATCATTTTCCATTTACTTCTCCGTTTGTTGTTATTGTCAAGTGTTAGACATTGTATATTAAATTTTTGCTACATGGCAACCCCTTTTTAATATTTAATTTCGTTCTCGAACATTTGGGTGATAAGTAAGTTATCGCTTACCTTGGCACTCAAAGCCTTGAACATCTTCTTCTCAATGGGCGAGCCTTGGATGTGGATCACCGTGACCTTATCCGAGTCTTGCCCCTTGCGATCAGCCCGCGCTATGGCCTGTGTGTACTGCTCCACGCTCATCAGGGGGCCGTAGAATACCACGGTGTCAGCCCTTGTCAAGGTGATCCCGTGTGCCGTTGCTTGTGGTTGCATGACTAATACCCTAGGGTTTTCCTCATTCTGGAATCTCCTAATGATGTCCGAGCGTTTTGGTGGGGATACCGCGCCGTTGATGAACTCTGCGGTGATACCGCGCTTGAGTAAGTGCGCATGGATTGTGGATATCGTTGAGCGGAACATGGCAAAGACAATGACTTTGCGATCCGTCTCTTCGAGTATCTCTTCCAACACACCAAGCCTAGGCGCAGAGTCAAACTCCACAACTTCCTTGTCATCGGTATA